TCGACATTCCCAAAGCCAAGCTGGCCTTCATGCCGTCAATCTTTCTGTGAAACATCGCCACCAGTAGCGCAATCAGAGCCAGAATCGCTCCGACACTCCAACGGATCTTCTTCGTCATTCTTTAACCTCGTCTTTCGCAGCCATCGCAGAGCCATGACGCCAATCAGAATCATGGATGATATGGTGCCGAGAACCTTTAAGATTTCTAGCACGCTTTTTATCCCGTGAAATTATTGTTGTGATTATCGCCATGTAAAGCACTGAGCAGGCTACATTATAAACCAATGGGGGATCGTACAAGTACCACATGACCAAGCCGCCAATCTGAACCGGAATGAACAAGGCGCAGATGAGCTGGGCAATTCTGAGGTGACGAGACACTGGCGATTTCAGGTGAATGATTAGCACGAAAAGCGCATCAATCAGCGCCACAGAAAGATAATACCCATAAGCATCTAGCCATCCGGCGTGGTCAATAGCCGACTGAGCGCAATAGGTGGCAGCCAGTCCGGCCACCACCCACCAGCGAGTGGCTACAGCAACAACCAGTGTCGCGACCATCAGCCAGTCATTGAAGCTCATTTTTGGCGAACCTTGCCGTTACCGCCGCCATTCTGAACTTTTGCAAGCTCCTCCTCTCGCTTCTGGAATGCCTGCCTAGCTTCATCTTGTGCGCTTCGCTGTTTACCGTTACCGCCGCCGTTTACTTTGATAGTCATGGCTGATGCCTTTTTGGTTGATGATGATGAATTTTAACACAGGTTGTGGTAGTGTTTGTTGGCGGCTAGGTTGATCCCCGAAAGCACGTCACACCCGAAGCGTGTTGCCGCAATCATTATTCGGGCTCCGAGGGTAGAGATATGAAACTTTCAAAGTCAGAGCGCGCGTTAATCCTTGATAAATCAAATGGTCACTGCTGGTATTGTGGTTGCAATCTAGTAGGCACAAAATGGCAAGCCGATCATTTTCACCCAATAATCCGTTATGGTGATGGCAAGTGCGCATATCCGCAGCTTGATACCATGGCAAATATGGTCCCATCTTGCGCACCGTGCAACAACTACAAGTTGAGCGCATCCATTGATGTTTTTAGGAAAAATGTCGCAGAACAGGAGCGGTTGACACTGCAAGCAAGCGCCGGCTTAAGAATGCTGAACAGGATGGGGCGTGTGTCATTCTCACAAGAGCCGGTTAAGTTCTGGTTTGAAGTTGCTGGCCTGTCAATGCCTGACATTTACGAAATGATCGGATGCAGCCAGGAATCCGCTCACGCTGCATGGCGAAAAGATATAACAGAGCCAAATGTTTCATACACTACCGACGCCGGATGCATGTTAACTATCAGGTGGGTTAACAGTGAAATTGGCTATCTAGCCATTGCTACTGGTGAACATTGGCATCAGAAAAGGATGGAATTTCAGTGCGGAAGTCTGGATCACGCCAGAAGAATCGCTTTTGACTTTGCCTTGCAGAAATGAACAAAGGCCGCTCAAGCGGCCTTTTTTATTCCCTGAAATTGCATCCATCTTTCCTCTTGCTTGGCCATCTTCTCCATTACCTTTTTGGTAAAGGCATCTCCATTCTCGTCAACCACAGTTGGCACCTGCGAGCATCGACAGTTGATTGAGTTGCCGTTCTTGCTGTAGAACTCAGTTACTTCTGCGCGAGTCAATAATCGTCCGTGTAAATCAGCGTGCGATCGTCTGGTGGTCGCCATCAGCGCAGACACCCAAAGCAGCTTCGTTACCAGCCCAAGCGATTCGCTTGCACGTTGCGATTCATCCATCACGGCGGAGCGATATGCCACGCCAAGTTCGGTTCGCGCGATTGTTGCCGCTCTACTTGCCGCCTTGGCTTGAGTGCCTTCGGTGTCAACCAGGTATCCCTTTAGCTGTTGCGCGGCCCATCGTGGCGACTTGCCTTGCGCTATGGTGTCACCAAGTATCCGTCGAGTGGTGGTTATCAGGTCATCCGTGAAGCCTTCCATGCTGTTGAAGGTGCGCGATGTTACGACTGCAGTGCGGCGCTGATATTCTGGCGTGAACAGTACTGATTCAATGTCGCTGTATGCGCTGGCGTAGACTGCTGATTGCACAGCCAGGGACGATTGAGCATATGCCGCGCCTTGCTGGTACGCCTCGGCAGTGTAAGCCTGGAACCAGTTGTCGTGCCGCTCACCACGCTGCATCATAATGCGCTGGATTATCTCTGCGATAGTCTCGTCAATTCGGCGAAGCTGGAGATAGTCCAACTCGTAGATGTAAACCTTCTCAGCATTCAGTAGATAAGCGCGAAGGCCATTGACTGCACTCTCTCGCGGCTGGAGCTGGTCAACTACTCGCTCTTGAATCTCGGCGTTAATGGCTCGCAACCTGCGGCGGAAGTCGGCATAAGCTCGCTTCTCGCGGCCCTTCTGCTGGGTTGGGTCTAGAATATTCGGCGCTGGAAACCCCAATGTGAAATCCTCTGTGCAATTTTCTTCATTTTAGCATTGACCGCCAGCCAGATAACTGTAATAGTATTATCATCAACCAAGGAGATTGATATGCAGCAAGAAGATTACAATAGCGTAATGAAGTATCCGTGGGAAATCACCAGAAAACCACACAATGAGAAACTTCCAGATTGCCCGAGGTGCGGTGAGCCATACTGCGGGGATGGAACTCAGTTATGTGTTGAGTGTAATCTAATTAAAGATGATGATAAATGAACCGCGAACGATTCGATGAGCTAGCCAGGCTCAAGGGAATGGACGTAACCCGCGCAAATCGCCGGATTACTGATGCGGCTTGGTGGGGATGGCAAGAGGCAATAAAGGATGGCAATGATGATTGATTCAATGGTAAATATTCGAGATTTCGAGTTGATGGTTAGCGACACGGATATGTCAAAGGCTGGCAAGGGCCCAATGAACATCGAGATACATTGGGCGCTAGCTGATGAGTTAATAACACGCCTGCGAGAAGCCAAGAGGGATGCGGCTAGGTATAAGTATCTAAAGTCAGACCATAAAACAAAGAACCTCTATTCCTACCAACAGGATATGAAAGATAGGTATTGGGATGAGGACATTGACAGCGAAATCGACCAAGCAATGAAGGAGAAAGGCGATGAGTGAGAAAATTCGAAGGGAGTTCGAAGAGTGGTTTTATGAATACTCGCTGCCATGCGAGGGTGACTGGTTCAAAAGGGATTCGTGCGGTGATTATGATTATCCCTCAACTCATGATGCATGGATGGGGTGGCAAGCCTCTCGTGCCGCGCTGGTGGTTGAGCTGCCAGAGAAGGCGGCGTTAATGAGCGCGTCCTCTGTGTATGCAGCACTTGATGACGCTGGAGTTAGCTACAAATGACAACCTCACAAGTCATAATCGAAATCATGTATCTGAGAGCATATCGAGCAATGAAAGGAATTGAGTTATGAGCGACAATGTAGAAATGACGGAGTTTCAGAAAATCGTGCTTACCGGCTTCACCGGTATTCTTTGCTGTAAGTTTGACAAGTTTCATGAGGATGTTGAAAAGCGAATTGACCATGGAGTCTTCACTCACCAGTTCGGAGATGAGGAGTTCGCGGAGAAGGTTAAGGAGCTATATCGCGACGACTTCATGTCCATTATAGGGAAATAAAAATGAGTAAGATTTTCCCAAACGCACGGCAGCGACGGAAGGATGCCAACGATATGGAGGCAATCAAGCGGCGTCAGAATGCGCGGCGATTCATCGAGAAGCAGCAAGAGCTGGAGGATTTGATTAAGGAGCTATCGCTTTGAAACCAACAATCGAAGGCTTGTTGATTCTGGCGCTTAGTGTGGCGTGTGTGATTTTGGTGGCAGGGATAGAGTGGTGAGCGGAATGAAGATTAACGAAGGATATCTAGCGTTACTTGAAAAGCACATCGATGACGTGATTTACGACAAAAGAGAGAATACGCTTGGCGATTGGATTGCTGATTATGGTGCGGTTGTCAATGATGATATGAGGATTAGCTTTGGCAGCCACCTCTCACTGCAAATGATGCTGGAGCGAAGAGATAAAGAGGTGATTAGGTTTGTATTACAGCAACTAATCATCAAAGAGTAAAACAAAGCCCCTTTCGGGGCTTTTCTTATTGCTGCTCGATGCCATCTTCCGGCTGCCGCTCCGGTGGAGGTAATTCATCGAATCCATCCTCTGGCTCTGGCTCCATGCCTGATTCGGTGCGAATCTCTTGCGGTGAGTAGTATCGCTCACCCAAGCCGAGGCCCATCTGGTTAATCTCGGCCATCTTCTTGGCGTTTTCTAGCTTGTCGCCCGTTGACGGGTCGAGCAGGTCATCCCACACGGCAGACAATTCAGCGCCTTTGAAACAGCCAATATCCGACAGGTGATTGAAGAAGTCCTCGATATCGTTATCGAGGACGTTAGCCCGGCGAGAGGTGGCAAGCTGAGCCATCACATTGCCGTTCTCGGAGCTGCTGCGCTCACCCGTCATGTGTCCGGTTAGCTCGGTGGCGGGGAAGCCGCCAAGCGATGCACAAGCCTCTTGCAGGCAGCAATCGAAGAACTCTTGCGGGTTCGGCATTGATACAGTCAGGGCGTTTACGTCTACGTCCTGCGTCACCATGAAGCTGTCGAACTGGCTGTTTAGGTCTCTGCCGACAGCCTGGAATGCGTCGCTGATTTCTTGGACTTTCACCCCCATCATGCGGGCGATCTCATCCATGCGGGCCTCTTTCGAGAAGTTGGCCTGCAATTGGCGAGCCGCATTCTTGAAGAAGCCTTCAGCGCCAGATTGGTTAATCTTCTCGATTGCTGTGAATGCGTTAAACCCGCGAGCCAGCAGGTTGTTGCCGAACTCGCTAGTCGAGCCATCGGTGAACACGTCACCGAAGTAGACCACCCGAGTCCAGTGGATATTCACCTCCTGCACAGGCTTGGTGTTCAGCGAGTTGTCATAGCTGACAATCTCCTGATAGGCCCACGCTTTCGGCTCGCCGTAGCGCTCAGAGGTGCGATCCATTTCGGTGTCAGTTACTCGAAGCTGACATTCCCACACTGGCATATAGCCGACGATTTGGTCTGGGCGGACGTTGGTTGCTGGCTGACTCCAATCTTGCCCATCGGCAATCTTGATGATGAGCGCGGCATAGTTGCCAACCATGCGCTTTGTATCCATGGCTCGGAATGCCCGCCACAACTTTGTTCGCTTGCAGAACTTGCGCAGCTCTTTTTCGAGCGGCGTATCAACCTTGTTTTCGGCTGACGGCTCGCCTTCTACCAGCTCAGGATATGATTCCCAGGTCTTACCGGCCAGCTTGTCAATCGCACCACCCGCCACGCCGTTCCTGTCATACATGTTTTTCTTATGCTCGAAGGTAAGCTCTGTCGGCAGGCCAAACACTCGATACAGCGAGCCGTGCTTGCTGTCAGATCCCATCACCTGACTTACTCGCGCCATCCTGATTCTCTCCATCGCACTCTGGCACTGGTTAACTAGCATCTCTGCTCTTGATTGTTCCATCTGTCACCCCACTGATTGATGCATGAATTTTACCATAGAGGGGTTGTAATAGTTTTAGTCATGGTTCATCATTGGTTTATCAACCAAGGAGATATCAATGCACCCAAAGCTAACAAGAGTAGCCAACCTGCACCAGAAGGCTGACATGCCAGATTATGGCGAAGAGGTTTATGTTTATGGCACTGGTTGTTTCGGTTGGTGGCGACGCAAGGCCAAGCTAGTCGCCTACAAGCAATTGCAGCGCAAGAAGCAAGCCCCGCACAGATTTCTTGCTTGCGATGAATATGGATGCCCAGTTCATTTCGTCGAAGCATGGAGTAGAGAGGATGTGGACATGGGCGAGCTTAACGAATTTGACCGCAAAGGGTTGTAATAGTTTTAATGTGGTGCGATGATTAGGCATCAACAACGAAGGAGATGAAAATGAAACGAGTAGTTATCAAATGGCAAGATAGGCTTGATGATCTTTACTTTATTGCCGGAGAGACTGGAGCGACAGCAGATGAATGTGATCATGAATGGATTACTGAATGGAAACCCAAAAAGCACAGCAAGAATGATGACGTAGAGGTTGAGCAAATACCAGACGATGAATGGGGTGAGTTTGTTGAGTACGCAGATTCTGATGGTGAAGAGGAGTAGTAAATGATCGACTACAACAGCATGAAAGCTGACGAATACGCGCAGCGGCAGGGTGAGATTGATGAGTTTTACGATGAAGTTGAGCGAGTCGAGCTTGAAATAGAAAATGAAATACCAGGATGGGCTTGGGCCATCTCAGTAGTTGCTTGTGACAGAATGGTGCACGCAGAAGCCAAGCGCCGAGTCATGCTGGCAATCAAAGAGAGGAATGAGCCGTGATTACAACAAGACTTCACATCGAGGCGCATGATGGTCTTGTTTCGCCATCTCGCCATGTAACCAAGTATGAATCAATCTCTCACGCAATCGGTGAGCTGCTGGAAGAAGGTTGGAGTGCCGTTACATTCCAGTGCTATAACGTGGCAATCCTGAGTGATTGCGCCGGGGATAGGCTGATTATTGAGGTGGTTAGATGAGCGAGTGGATTCGTGTTGAAGAGAGAATGCCAGAGAAAGGCCAGAAGGTTATTGCCTGCGTCTACTGGGGCGATGGGGTAGTAAAACCGCTTGTTGTGGAAATGACATGGACTGGCTCCACATTCAGGCGCGGCCCTAACTCATGCAAGCCAGGGGCTGGTGAGGAATGCGTTACGCACTGGATGCCGATTCCGAAACCACCAAAATACTAAGGCCCTAACGGGCCTTTTCTTATCTGTACCTAGACGGCATGAATAGCATGGGTTGTGATGTGCTTAGGTCGGCAAGCTCAGTCAATGCCCACACGGCAGCATCAACACGGTTAGGCGACTTACCACCAGCCAATCCTGTTACAGGGTCGAAGTCCATCATCTCTTCTTCCAAGTCGTGCAATCCTGCCTCATGCCTCACCATTCCCTGCTCATACAGCGCGACAACTGGCTCGGCTCGAATGACCTTCCCCTTGCTTGCGTGAACCCTGATGATGCGGCCATTGAAGCCAGCATTGCGAAGGGTATCCTCGCACATGTCGCCGCCTTGGTTCGTCTCAATGACGATAGCGTCAGCATTAGAATCATCATAAAGCGAGATGGCCGCCTTTGCCCATTCGCTCGGGCTTCCGTGTCGAGTGCGGTCTTTGCACAGGCTGAATTTCCCGCAGTCGTGCTTTCTTGCCAGCACAATGCCATGCGCGTCACTGGTCTTACTGTTGCTTGCCGCTGGGTCTATGGCGACGATTGTGCGAGTTGGCGCTCCAACCTCAACCGACTGGCACCTAGTAATCAGGCGCTCAGGCCAAAGCGCGGTTTCCTCGTCCCGCTTAATCGGCTTCTGCATGTACTGCGCCCAGAACTTGCGGCGGTGTGACTTTAGCGCAACCTCTTGCTCCGGCCCATGCTTAACAGGCCACAACCAGCCATCATGCAGGCCGTGGTCGATTGGTATGCCGTGAGTGTAATCATCTGGATACGGTTCGTTATTGTCGATGATTACCGGAAGGTTTAGATGGTGCCATTTCTCGCCGCTACCGCCACGCAGCAGGTAGCCGCTAAGGTCGTCCCAGTGGATACGCTGCATGATGACAATGATTGGCACTGACTCGACAGCTAGTCGTGATGCGATAGTTTCGTTATAGCGGTTGTTTACGCCGCCTCGCATCACCTCTGAATATGCGTCATCAGGCTTAACCGGGTCGTCAATTATGAGGGCTCCGGTGAACCCTTTCTCCATGTGTCCAGCACGGAAGCCAGTTACCTGGCCTGCTGATGAGGTTGCATACACGCCGCCACCTTGTTCAGTCCACCACATCGCCTTTGAGTCTGCATCATCCTTCAGCTCGATAGGCCACATTGATTGGAATGCGGGCGACTTCACGATTCCGCGAGCCGTTGAGCTGTTCAGCAATGCCAGCGAGTGAGAATAGGACAGGTGCAGGAACTTGGCGCGTGGATTAATGGCTAGGCCATACGCCATCATATTGATGGTACAAAGCTCCGTCTTTGAATAGCCCGGACTGATGTTGATTATTAGGCGCGTTATCTCCCCATCAATCACGCGCTGCAATGTCCGCATGATAACCTCGTGATGAGGCGCGATAATCATCTTGCTGCCCATGCGCTGTTTGAAGAAATAGCGCATGAAGTAGAGCGGGTCTCGCTCGCACAGCTCAGCCCTGCCCGGTGTTTCTCCAATGGCTAGCAGGTCGTCAACAGTCATCCTTTTCCTCGATCCTTTTAAGCAACTCCTTGAAGTCTTTTCGGCTCAACTCCTGAATCTGGATTGCCGAACCTTCTGGCCCAGACACTTCAACAACGTGCTTATCCAGGCCAGTTAATTTAGCCTTGCCCATAGTTGCTGCAATGGCCGCTGACGATTGAGGTGTTTCAGCAGATAGCGCAACCTCTCTCGCTTCCTCCAACTCCTTCAGAAGCGATTCTATGGTGATTCCGTGGCGTTGTTTGACCTTTAGCTTGTATTTGTCTATTTCCTCGATGATCTCAGGTTTCTGAAGGTTCTCACCACCTATGGAAGCTGCGCAATTCTCACTGTATCCAGCCTCAATTGCTGCCTGAGTTGCGTTAAATCCATTCGAGCAATACGCTGATACAAATAGCTCCTGCTTTGTCGTCAATCCCATATCAACCTCAACTTCTCATGATTGTTTAACTGTTACATCATACCAAAACACAGGAACAAAAAAGCCCCCAGAAGGAGGCTTTGTTTTAGTGACACACTCGCACACTTGCTGACTCGCTCGTCTCCTCTATTGACTCAATTATCGCAGTTGCAACCAACATGGCCGGGCTATCTTCTGTGTAGCAATCAATCCTTGATTCGATTGATATTAGGCCAACCTCAACATCTTCGATTACGATCTCAATCCTTGCCATCACACTACCTCCAGTTTTTTACCAATCAACTCGCCACCAGCAACCGAATCCACTTCAACCCACAGATTACCTTTCACTGCTGCTATTGGCTTACCTGTGTGGAGTGATGCAAGCCTATCCGCATCGGCATTGCTCACAACGTAGCGCCCGTAATCGTCTATGTGCATCGAGTTAACGAAAGCCACGGTGTATCTTGCGTTGAGTTCTGATTCAGTCATCTTTCATGCTTCCTATCAATTCAGCCCTGAGCACCTGCAACTCATCAGGATTGGAGTGAATCAAAAACGTCACGCCGTCGCCAGATTGGCGCATTTCAATATCGCCGTACTTATTCCATTTCTCACTGTAGACCGGGATAAACGTCTGACCTTGATTCTTTGCCTCAAGGCGAACTACGGCGCTAGTCCCCCATATGTTCCGCATCTCCTTGTTGCACAATTGAACGGTCATCGTCCCGTACACCTTGCCGCGCAATCGCAGCTTTTCCCCTGGCCTTCTGTCTATCTTCAGCATCCGTTATTTTCTCCCATTTGTAACCAGCATGTGTTTTCTGCCTGCCTATGAAACAATCCCTGATTGACCTTGCGTTAAACCCCGCTATCTCTGCATCATCAATGGAATCAAACTCAACTATACCAAGCCTGTCGGATTTTCCAATCACTTTGTAACTTGGGCAGATCCTTTTTGCAAATCCCC